CAGTTCGTCGTGGGGGTCCGACAGGACATCACGATGAAGATCCTCGACCAGGCCGTCATCCAGGACAACACCGGGGCCATCGTCTACAACCTCGCCCAGCAGGACATGACCGCCATCCGCCTGACATTCCGTGTGGGCTGGCAGGTCGCTAACACCATCAACAACGACCAGCCGACCGAGGCCAGCCGGTACCCGGTCGCCCGCATCGACCTGCCGTAACCGCGGCCCGCCACAGAACAGGAGCACTCTCATGGCAGACACCGCCCCCTACGTGCGGGTCATCGAGGCGGACGTCCCGTCCGTGTCCACGGCGGGCAACGACGACGACACGGTCATCGCGCAGGCCCCGTTCGCCTGCACGGTCACCAGCGTTGTCTACGTCCCGGAGGCGGCCATCACGGGCGCCGACACCAACAGCCGCACGGTCAGCCTCGTCAACAAGGGCGCGGCCGGCTCGGGCACCACGACCGTCGCTTCGCTGGCGCTGACCAGCGGCGTCAACGCCACCGCGAACGACGAGAAGACGATCACACTGTCCGGCACGGCCGCCAACCTGGTGCTCGCCGAGGGCGACACCCTGCAGTGGCGGTCGATCCACGTCGGCACGGGCATCACCGACCCCGGCGGCCTCGTGCGGGTCACCGTCTCCCGGAACTGAGGAGCAGTCCCATGACCGAGCGTAAGACGCAGCCGCCGAAGGACGCGGCGCAGAAGGAAGTGCAGAAGGCCGTCGACAAGGCGGAGGAGCGTGGCCTCCTCGGCGTGGAGGTCGACCCGACGCCCAACGAGAACTACACCGTGGCGGGCGTGCTGGCCGGCGCACCTACCCCGGAGACGGACGCAGAGCACGCCCGCGAGGTCCGCCAGAAGCTCGACGACGAGTCTCGGGCTCGCTGACGAAGGGAGGCCGCCATGGCTCTGCCCCCGCTCGCCACGGCGGCCGAACTCGACGCCGTCGCCCAGACCACAGTCGAGGCCGCTACGGCCGAGATCGCGCTGGCTTCAGCTTCGGCCATCATTCGCGGTTGGACGAGGCAGACCCTCACCCTGGTAGCCGACGACGTGGTCACACTCCGGGTGATCGACGAGTGTGAACTCGTGCTGCCACAGCGGCCGGTCGTGGCGGTGTCCCAGGTGAAGGTCAACTCACTGGTGCTGCAAGACTGGGTGTTGTCGGGCGACCGCCTGCTGCGTACCGGCGGGTGGCGGCGCCTGCCCGGCACGACGACGTATCCGGACCCAGGGCTGGTGGAGGTCACCTACACGCACGGCTGGGATGAGGTCCCGGACGACGTGCGGGCAGTGTGCCTGGACTTGGCCGTCATGAGCGTCACCAACCCAGGCGGGTTGCGCAGTGTGGCGATCGACGACTTCTCACGGACGTTCGCCGCGGAGACCCTCGGCACGGGGACGCTGTCGGCGGCGCACCGGGAAATCTTGGCGCCGTACCGGCGGCGCTTCGGGACGGTGACGTTGCGGTGAGCGCGCTCGAGGCCGCTTTGGCGGCTGGCCGCGCTGAGGCTGAGGCGCTGATGCGGGACACGGTCACCCTGTACCGACCGGGAGCCGACATCTTCGACCGGGACAGCGGGAGCTCGGTGCCTGGCCAGCCCGAGGTGACCTTCTACTCGGGGAAGGCGCGGGTGAAGGTGGAGCAGCTCGCCGACTCCGAAGTGCAGGCGGGCGAGCAGGAAGTGACCCTGCGGCAGTACAAGGTGTCACTGCCCTTTTCCGCGCCGCTGCCGGCGTCGGGGGAACGGCCGAGGCCGGGCGATGTCGTTGATGTGACAGGTTCGCCTGATGCCCGGCTGGTGGGGCTGCGGCTCTGGGTGACGGGTGTGCAGTACTCGGGTACGGCGACGGCGTGGCGCATCATTGCGGAGGACCGGTCATGATCAACGCGAACACTCGGCAACTGGACGAGCTCGCTAACGTGTTCCGAGTGAACGCGGTGCGGGCGCAGGTGCAGGCGCGGGCAGTCGTCGCCCGGGGCGCACTGAACGTCAAGAACGGGTGGAAGGCCAACGCGGCGGCTTCGTCGGGCCGGCATGCGCGCCTGTATCCGAACAGCATCAGCTACGACATGCGCCCGCACCCGACGGGCGCCTCGGCGGAGATCGGCCCGGACAAGGGCAGGCCGCAGGGTGCGCTGGGAAACCTCCTCGAGTTCGGCAGCGTCAACAACCCGCCCCACATGGACGGGGCGCGAGCACTCGCCGCTGAGGCCGCAGCTTTCACCGTGCATGTCGCGGCGATTGGCGCACAGATGGGCCGAGGATGACCACCCCCGCGGTCCTGCCGCACCGGGACGCGGTCAAGGCGGCGCTGGAGGCGGCTGGCTTGCCAGTGGGTCTTGGCGGCGCCCCTCCGACGGCACCGCCGAACGGCTCGACTACCGAGTATGTGGCTCTGTACTTCGCGCCGGGCCGGTCGGTGAGGGAGTCACTGGCCGACCAGCGCACGGACTACGACACGATCTTCCAGGTGACGTGTGTCGGCAAGACGGAGGAGCGTTGCCTGTGGGTCGCGGACAAGGCCCGTAAGGCCCTGGACGCACAGCTGGCCGTCACGGGCCGGAAGGCCTGGCGGCCGGACACCGACGACACAGGCCCCCCGGTGCAGCGCGACAACGACGTGTCTCCGCCCCTGTACTTCGTGCCGGTGCAGTACCGGCTCCAATCAACGTCCTAGGAGGAGCCTCGTGGCCACTCTCACTACTCAGCAGATCGTCGCCGCCGGGCTCGACCCGACCTATGCCGCTGCGGCGGGCGGCGGCGACAAGGTCAAGCCGGGACCGACTACGTTCCTGCACGTCATCAACGGCGGCGGCTCGCCGGTCACTGTGACGGTGGCGGCGCCGGGCAACTTCTACGCCTCGGTCGCGAACCCGGACCTCGCGGTCACCGTTGACGCGTCCGGCGAGAAGATGATCCCGATCCCGGCGACACCGTTCGCCGACCAGTCCGACTCCGGGCTTGCCGCGGTCACCTACTCGGGTGTGACCTCCGTGACCGTGGCCGCCCTGAGTATCTGACCTGTCTGTAAGCTCCAGCTCGCCCCGCCGCGCCGGGGCTTTTTTCATGCCCCGAAGGGAGAGCACGTCATGTCCGACGTGATCAACGACGGCAAGACCCGGGTCGCCTGGGTGACCACCATCTCGAACATCGCCGCACCGACCGTGGCGGAGCTGACCGCGGGCCAGGACTTTACGACTCGCATCACCCCGGACGGTCTCAACATCCCCGCCGAGACCGCCGACGTGGACAACAGCTCGCTGGCGTCGACGTTCACCACCAACCGGGCCGGCCGCCGCTCGTTCTCCCCTGAGGTGACGTTCAAGCGGGGCGACACAGTAGGGGATGACGCGCCGTGGACGACGCTCACCTACCAGACGACGGGCTACCTCGTCGTGCGGCGGGTCCTCGCCTACACCACGGCGTGGGCGGTGGGCCAGAAGGTCGAGGTGTACCCGGTGGAGTGCGGCGAGCGGAACTCGATTCCGCCGGCACCGAACGAGGTCGCGAAGTTCACCAGCCAGATGAAGCTGCGGGACGAGCCGAACACGAACGCGACGGTGGCCTGATGCCCGACATCAAGGACATCCTCGCGAAGGCGAAGCCGCGCGAGCACACGGTGCGGATCTGCCTGGCCGGGGATGTGGCCGCGGAGGTGGAGCGGCTGGAAGCGGAACTGGCGGCGACGTCGTCGTGGCAGCAGCAGTCACTGGCCGAGGTCAATCCGGGCATCGCGATCGCCGAGCGCATCAAGGAAGCCCGCGAGCAGATGGCTGCCGCGGAGGTTCCGTTCACGTTCCGTGCGCTCGGCGCGAAGGCGTGGTCTGACCTCGTGGCGGAGCATCCGGGGAAGACGCCGGAGGAGTCGTGGGATGACGAGACCCTGGCCCCTGCGCTCGTCGCTGCCTGCGCGGTCGATCCGGTGATGACGCCGGAGGACGTGGACGCCCTCTTTGAGCAGCTGAACCTAGGCCAGCGGCAAGAACTCATCAACGCCGCCTGGACCGTGAACAGCGAGGGCACCACGGTCCCTTTCGCGCTGCACGCCTCCGCGATCCTCGCCTCCCACACCGCCGAGAGGTAGAGACCGCCCGCGCCTGGGGCGTACCACGGTCGATCTTCCTGGGCCGTCCGTGGCCGCAGCCGGGGGAGCCGCTGTGGACCGACGAGGACCGGGAATGGGCGCTCGCCCTGCACCACATCGAGCAGGACGTGTGCCCGGACTGCCGACAGCCGTGGGGCGAGGCCACGGACAAGAAGAACGAAGGGGCGTGGACCGCGCAGCTGGTGCGCTGCCACGCCTGCCACACAGCCGCCCGCACGGTGGGCCAGTTCGAGAGCCAGGGCGGCGACATGCGCGGCCTCCACGTCAACCTGACCAGGGGGTGAGCCGTGGCCGTCCGCACCGTCTCCGTCCTCCTCACCGCGGACATCACCGCCTTCCGGACTCGGATGGGCGAGGCGTCCCGCACGGCCGGCCGCACCTCGCGCGATATTCGAACGAGGATGCGGGACGCCGGCCGGGCCATGGTCCGGGTCGGCGAGAACCAGAAGAACGCCCTGAAGATGGTGCAGGGCGCCTCGATCGGCCTCGTCGCCGCGTTCGGCTTCGCAGTCGCCGCGAGCGCCCGGTTCGAGAAGGCCATGAGCAACGTGAAGGCCGTCTCGCAGGCCAACGGCGCCGAGATGGTGAAGCTCCGGTCGGCAGCCCTGGAGATGGGCCGCACGACCGCGTTCTCGGCGGTGCAGGCGGCAGAGGCCGAGCACGAACTGGCCAAGGCCGGCGTGTCCGTGGCGGACATCTCCGGGGGTGCGCTGAGGGGCGCTCTGAACCTCGCTGCGGCGGCCGAGATCAACGTCGCCGAGGGCGCGGAGATCGCCGCGAACGCGATGACCGTGTTCGGGCTGAAGGGCAAGGACGTCGGGCACGTTGCGGATGTCCTCGCCGCTGCGGCGAACAAGTCCACCACCGACGTCCATCAGATGGGCCTCAGCCTCCGCATGACGGGCCAGGTCGCCTCGCAGACCGGCCTCAGCCTCGAAGACACCGTGGGCGCTTTGACCTTGTTTGCCGCCGAGGGCCTCAAGGGCTCCGACGCCGGCACCAGCTTCAAGGTCATGCTCCAGCGGCTCACCCCGCAGTCCAAAGAGGCGCAGGCCACGATGGACAAGCTGGGCTTCAGTGCCTACGACGCCCAGGGCAACTTCGTCGGCCTGGAGGAGATGTCGGCCCGGATGAAGACGGCGTTCGCAGGCCTCACCCCGGAGGCCCGCAACTCCGCCATGGGCATCATCTTCGGCTCGGACGCCGTGCGTGCCGCGAACATCATCTACAAGCACGGCGCCGAGGGCGTGCGCACCTACATCGACGCCGTCAACGACCAGGGCTACGCCCAGGCCGTCGCCATGACGCGCATGGACAACCTGATCGGTGATCTGAAGCTGCTGCGGGCCGCGATCGAGTCCGCGCTCATCGAGACGGGCACGGCCGCGAACTCCTCGCTGCGAGACATGGTGCAGTGGGTCACCCGCCTCGTGAACGCCTACAGCAGCCTGCCGCCGGGCCTCCAGCAGTCCGTGGGCCTGCTGACGGGACTCGTCGGCGTCATCGGTCTCGCCGGGGCGTCGATGCTCCTGCTGCTGCCTCGCATCATGCTGGTGCGCCGCGAGCTGGTCGCGATGGGCTTGACCGCGTCGGTCGTGCGGGGCCAGATGATGACGCTCGGCCGGCTCGGCCTGGTCCTGGGCACGCTGTATGCGATCGGCTGGGCGGTCGACCAGGTGGCCGAGAAGCTGGAGGGCCCAGGCCCGAACGCCACCAAGATGGCCAACAGCCTCGTGGACCTGGCCCAGAAGGGCAAGGCTGCCGGCGAACTCACCAAAACTTTCGGGAAGGATCTCGACGGCTTCGGAGAGGCCGTAAAGCGCATCGCGCACCCAGGAGCGCTCGACCGGGTCGAGGACTTCTTCGGCACGTTTGACCCCGGCACCGAGCACGGCGGCCCGACCCTGGACAAGGCCAAGGAGAAGGTCGAGGCCCTCGACAAGGCGCTCGCCGAACTGGTGCAGAGCGGGGCCACGGACACCGCCGCCGAGGCGTTCAAGCGGATGGCCGCGGAAGCGGAGGCCCAAGGCACGTCGGCCGAGAAGCTGTTGACGCTGCTGCCCCAGTACGCCAACGCGCTCGCCGGCGCGGACACCCAGGCGAAGCTCAGCGCCGAATCGCAGCAGGGACTGGGCGACGCCACAGCGATGACCGCCGATGAGATGGCCGATCAGCGGACCGCCGCCGAGAAGCTCACCGATGCGCTCAACCTCCTGAACGGGGGAGCGATCAGCGCGGCCGAAGGACAGATCGGCTTCGAGCAGTCCCTCGATGACCTCGCCGCTGCCGTCAAGGAGAACGGCACGTCGCTGGACGTCACCTCCGAGAAGGGCCGCGCGGTCAAGCAGGCGTTCATCGACTCGGCGAAAGCGGCTCAGGAGTACGGGCAGTCGGTCGCCGACCAGAAGGGCTCGGTGGAAGCCGGGAACGCGGTGCTGGAGACCAGCATCGGCGCCCTGAAGCGGACGATGAAGCAGGCCGGGTTCACCGACAAGCAGATCAAGAACCTGATCGGCACCTATGCCCAGCTGCCGCCGAAATCGAGCACCCAGGTCAAGGCCGAGATCGATGACGCGATCCGTGACCTGTCGACCGTCCAGCGGAAGGTCAAGAACACCAAGGGCAAGAAGATCACCGTCGACACGCTCACCAAGGAGGGCGAGCGCAACCTCGAACGCCTCGGATTCAAGGTGAGGCGGACCAAGGGCAAGAAGGTCACCATCACGGTGCCCACCGGGTCACAGAGGTCGGCGGTCGAAGCGCTCCGCTCCGCCATCGCGTCCCTGCGCGATAAGAGCATCCGCATCACCACCTTCTACCAGTACAAGGGCAAGACGATCGCCCCGCAGTCTGCTGGCCGTATGTCCTACGGCGGCATCGTCGGCAAGGCCCGGGACGGCCTGTACATCCCCGGCTACGCGCCGCGCGTCGACGACCAGCTCGTCCTCGCCTCACGAGGTGAGGGCGTGCTCGTCCCGGAAACCGTGCGCAAGGGCGGCCAAAGCACCGGACTCGGCCCGGAGGGCTTCATCGGCGCCCTCAACGCGTGGGGCCGCTTCGGCACCCGCATGCCCATGTTCGCGGACGGCGGCATCGTCGGCTACGCCAAGGGCGGCACCGTCAAGAAGAAGACCACGCCGCAGTCCGTCCTCAACGCCCGCCGCGAACTGCCCGGCGACTTCGGCGACTTCACCCGGTCACTGACCAAGTCCGCCTCGGAGATCAAGACGGCGTCGAAGGCTTTGGCGACGGACCTGAAGAAGTTGGGCAGGAGCGGCTGGAGGCTCGCCGGCCAGGTGGACCGGACCAGCCGCAAACTCCAGGACATGGCCACCCGCCGCGACGACATTCGCGAGAGGATCGCCGAGGCCCGCCAGTTCGCCAAGGACCAGACGTCCGGGGCGAAGGAGTTCATGGCACTCGGTGACGGCGGCACCGCCAAGGAACTGATCGGCGGCATGAAGGAGCAGCAGGCGACCGCCGCCCAGTTCCAGCGCAACGTCAACTACTTGCGGCAGCGCGGCCTCCACAAGGACCTGCTGCGGCAGGTCATCGAGGAGGGCCCCAGCGGCGACCTTGCCCAGCGGTTGATGACAGCCTCGTCCTCCGAGTTCCAGCAGCTCAACCAGCTGGCAGGGAAGGGGGCCAAGCTGGCGACGAGCATCGGCCGCAGCAACGCCGACGCCCTCTTCGACGCGGGCAAGAACGCCTCGAAGGGCTTCCTCGCCGGGCTCATCTCCCAGGAGAAGGCCCTGCAGAAGCAGATGGACAAGCTCGGCAAGAGCCTCGTCACCGCCATCAAGAGGGCCCTGAAGATCAAGTCTCCGTCGCAGGTCATGCGGGACCAGGTGGGTAAGCAACTCGGTGCCGGCCTCGTCCAGGGCATGGATCGCTCCCTGGCTGACGTGCAGGCCGCAGGTCACCGCATGTCCGCGGCGGCCATCAGCGCTGCCTGGGGCGGGCCACCGCCCGCCGTGGCTCGCGACGGCGGCGGCCAGTTCACGGGCGAGCTGTACCTCGACAGTGGCGTCTTCCTCGGGGCGGTCAAGGGCACCGTCACGCCGATGATCCGGGACAGCGAGCAGCGGCAGGCCTACCGGGCGCGGGTGGGGAGGTACTGAGTGGCGATCTCCTACGGTGCGCTCGGCGCCCTCACCTCGCACGCGGACACGGTCACCGTTGCCTACCCGGCGGGAGCGGCGGCCGGGCAGCTCGCCGTGCTCCAGGTCGTCTCTGGGCACTCGGCCGAGTCCACACCGACCACACCGTCCGGCTGGTCGTTCGCCGGTTCTCTCTCCGGGGGCGGCGGCACGTTCGGTGCCGCCGCCGGGCCGCGCCGCCTCACCTTCTTCGTGCGCGAACTGGTGGGCTCGGACGGCCAGCCCACCACCCGCATTCCCTCCGGCGACACCGGATCCCACATCGCCGCACGCATGATCACCCTGTCGCGCAGTGCGGGAACGGGATGGCGTTGGGCGTGGTCCCTCGGTGCGGACACCACCACGGGTACCGCGTTCTCGGCCGTCTCCGCAGACGCTCTGACGTGGGCCGCCGGGGACTTCGCGGTGCTGGGCTATGGCGTGTGCGTGTCGACCGCGTCCATGACCGCCGAAGCCGTGGCCGCCACCGGCATCACCTTCAGCGCGGTCACGGAGCGGGCCGACGACTCCGTGACCGACGGGCACGACGCCCGGCTGGCCATCGCAACCTGCACGGTTTCCTCAGGATCCGGCACGCAGGCACCCACCGTGTCTGCCACCTTGGCCGCGGCTGCTGTCGGTGTCGCCGGTGTGCTGCGGATCCGTGAGGCATCGGCGGCGATCTCCGCGTCAGCGCAGACGGTGTCCCCGCCCCGCAACCTCGTGAGCGTGACGGGGCTGACAGCGGAGAACATCGTCGCAGCCAGCGTCTACCGGGTGGTCGGCTCGGCCCGCACAGTGGTGCGGGCCGCTGACGAGGTCGACGTGACCGGCCAGGCCGCCCTCCTCCGCGTCGACGCCGAGCAGCCGTTCGGCGTCGCCGTCTCCTACCTGGCCGAACTCGAGGACGTCAACGGCAGCGTGTGGACCGTCACCACAGCGGGCGCCATCACGTCCACCGTCTCGGGTGATGTCATCAGCGACGCTATCCGCGGCCTCGGAGCCACCGTCACCATCGCCTCCTGGCCCGACAAGAAGCGCGACCGGGACGCGACACAGTTCAACGTAGGCGGCCGGATAGTCGTCGTGTCCCGGCCGCGGTCCAGCGCCTCCGCCACAGTTCTCGTGCGCACCGAGACCACGGCGGCCGGCGACGACCTCGAGGACGTGCTGGCGTCCGCCACCGAAGGCATCGTCCTCATCCGCAAGCAAACGACGCTCGCCGGCGCAGACGGCTACCTCGTCGTCCTCTCTGACACCGAGGACCGCAACTGGTACGACGCCGTGCGCCGGTGGTCACTGGATGTCGTCGAGACCGAAGCGTGGCCCACCATCCTCGAAGCGGCGGGCTTCACCCTGCAGGACATCGCCGACAACTACACCACCCTGAAGGACATCGGCGACGACAACGCCACGCTCCTCGCCCTGGCAATGAAGGACTTTGGGGTGTGACCGATGCTGGAGATGTCCGACGAAGCGCTCGCCGTCGTGCAGCGCTCTCACAGCATGGTGGTGCGCGCCGAATCCTGGCGGGCCGGGGAGCTCCTCGCCGACGACATCCCCATCGCAACCGGCGGGGAGGACCGTGACAGCAGCCTCACCGTGCCCGAGCGCGTCACCCTGACGGTGCCGCGCCGTGACCGCGGCGTCGACTGGGGCCCCACCGACCCGGACCATCCACTCGCCTCCTACGGTCAGCAGCTGCGGGTTTCTTACGGCATCGACGTCGGCGGCAGCACGGAATGGATCGGACGGGGATGGTTCCTCGTCACCGGCTCCGACACCGACGGCGACAGCGTCGGCGTCCAAGCCGAAGGCCTCCTCACCTTGATCGAGGAAGCCCGGTTCGTCGCCCCGTTCCAGCCCGCAGGCACGCTGGCCTCAACAGTGCGCTCGCTCGTCGAGCCAGGGCTCACCGTGCAGTTCGACGCAGGCCTCGTCGACCGCAGCGTCCCGGTCGGCATGCAGTGGGACGAGGACCGCATGGCCGCCCTGCGGGAAGTACTCGACGCCTGGCCGGCCGTACCGCGCGTCACCGAGGACGGCTACCTGCTCGTCGAACCCCTCGATGAGACTGGCGATCCCGTCCTGTCCATCACCGACGGCACGGGCGGCACCGTAGTCCGCTGGCTCGGCTCCTCCAGCCGTGACGGGGCATTCACGGTCGTCGTCGCTCGTGGCGAGTCGTCCAGCGGCACGCAGGTGCAGGGTGTCGCCTACGACCGGTCCAGCGGTCCACTCAGCGCCGACGGCCCCTTCTCTCCGCTGCCGGTGCCGTACTTCTTCTCTTCGCCGCTCCTGACCAGCGTCACCCAGTGCCGGACCGCCGCCCAGGCCACGCTCGCCAGGCTGCGCCGCTCCGCGTCACGCATGCTCACCGTCACCATGGTCCCCCACCCGGGACTGGTCCCCGGCGACATCGTGTCCGTGACCGGCGCCGGGCTCACCGCCCAACCATGTGTGATCGAAAAGCAGTCGCTGCCTTACTCGCCTGGCGAGATGCAGCTCACGGTGAGGACCCTCGATGCCTGACCTCCGCGACCTCAAAGCATCCCTCGCCCGCGGCGGCCCGCTCATCGGCCGCGCCAACTCGACCGTGTCCAGCGGCGCCTGCGTGGCCACCGTCGGCGGCATCCAGATCACCGTGCGGGCTGTCACCGGCCTGACCATCGTCGTCGGCGACACCATCCTCGTCCAGCGGGTCGGCTCCGTGTACTGGGCCACCAACGTTGTCAGCTCAGCTCCGGTCGCTCCGCCCCCCACGCCGACTCCGGAGGAGAACCCGCCGGACACAGGCGACACCGCGCCAGCACCGAAGCCCGTCACGACAACCGGCACACTGACGTGCACCCCGGTGGCCACCGCCTCCTACCGAGACGGCAAGTGGCGCACCGACATCGGCTCCGTCAACTACGCCGACACCTTCCAGGGCCGGTACGGCGGATCCAGCTACGGCCGCAACACCGGCTGCGCCTTCTACGGCAGCAAGCCGCGCAGCCTCTCCGGCGCCACCGTCACCAAGGCCACCATCCGCGTTCGGCGCCTGTCAGCTGGCGACTTCGCCGCCCGCACCGCCACCCTCCGCCTCGTCACCCAGCCCACCCGGCCGAGCGGGGCGCCAACCCTGAACGAGACCACCAGCGGCCCGTCTCTGAAGGTCAACGAGACCGACACATTCACCATCCCGGACAGCTGGGCTCAGGCAATCGTCAACGGCACCCGCGGCGGCATCGCCATCTCGATCAGCTCCGACAGCCCTTACATCCGGTTCGCCGGCCGCGGCGCCTACTCCGCCGCATGGACCTTGACGATCTACTGGAGGCGCACCTCATGAGCCAGCAGACCACCAAGGGCATCACCTACCCGGAGAGCACCGACCACACCCGACTGTGGGAGCACCTCCAGACCCTGGCCGAGGACGTCGACGGCGTCACCCCAGGCAGCGTCGACGTGCAGGTATTCACCAGCTCCGGGACCTGGACCAGGCCCTCGGGTGCGATCTGGGTCATCGTCGAAGTGCAGGGCGGCGGCGGAGGGTCCGGCGGCTGCCCGTCGACCGGAGCCAGTCAGGGCACCGCATCGCCGGGTGGCAGCGGCGGCGAGTACGCCCGCGGCATCTACACGGCCAGCGCTGCCGGCGCCAGCCAGGCCGTCACGGTCGGCGCCGGCGGCACAGGCGGAGCAGCCGGGGCCAACGCAGGCAACAACGGTGGCACCTCGTCGTTCGGTGCCCTGATCACTGCTGTGGGCGGCAACGGAGGCCAGGCAGGAAACGCCGCATCCTCCGGCAGCAGCGTCTCCCAGGCGGGCGCAGACGGAGGCAGCGGCGGCACCGGCGGCAGCTTCCGTATTCAGGGAGGCGACGGCGGCTGCTCGCAGACCATGGGCGGATTTCCCGTCAAGCTCAACAACGGCGGCAGCAGCTACTTCGCTGGGGCGCAGCGCACCAGCGGCATCTCCGTCGGCGGCACCAACGGTATCGCCGGCAACCTCTACGGAGGCGGGGCCAGTGGAGCATCAGCGGGGCCTTCCCAAGCAACCCAAGCCGGCGGCGACGGGGCGGCCGGAATCGTCATCGTCACCACGATCAAGGCGTGACGTGACCAGCGCAGAGG